CGAATCAACTTCCCTGACGGCTCGAGCATTTCTGTGGTCGCGGCTTCGGCTCACGCGCACGGTATGACTGCGTCAGTTCTTTTGGTTGACGAAGTCTGGGACATAAGCCCCGAGGTTGTGTTCACGGCTTTACGGCCTTCACAGATCGCGGTCAAGAATCCCATGATGATGCTTTTCAGCACAGCGGGCGATCAGGGCAGTACCGTCCTTTTACAACTTAGAGAACAGGGCATTGCGGCGATTGACTCGGGTCAACCAACGGCGCTCTATTTTGCTGAGTGGTCACTTCCGCCCGGTGTCAGTCTTGAAGATCGGTCGCACTGGGGATGGGCTAACCCAGCACTGGGGACGACGATCACGGCCAAGGCTTTGGAGTTGGCTTACGACTCGCCAAACCGTCAAGCGTTCATTCGAGGCCACCTGAATCTGTGGGTGGATTCAACAAACTCTTATTTGCCGATCAACCTGTGGAACGACCGCAAATCCGACAGACCAGCACCACCGACCCAGTGGCTCACCATTGACTCAAGCGTGGACGACTCGCGCTACGTCGGAATCTCAACCGCTTTTGATGACGGTCGCGTCATCGTCTCGGTTGCGTTTGTTGTCGAGTCGGCTGCACAAATGTGGGAGGAAGTTGTGCGGATCATGCACGACCAAACCGTGAAACTTGCTGTCACCCCATCGTTAGAAATTCACTGTCCCCCAGACTTGCGTCGTCGGATGCAAATCGTCGGCTACGCCGAGTTACTTAAATGGACTGCAGCTTGTCGCGCCATGATCGTGGAGGATCGCGTCAACCACACTGGCGATATTGCACTGGCCGAACATCTCGCTCGAGCCGTGGCCGTCAAAACGGGCGGGTCCATTGTGCTTAGTTCGCAAAAGTCACCCGGGCCAATAGAACTGGCGCGTTGTGCCGTTTGGGGAATCATGCTCGCGTCCAAACCAGTACGGTCCAGCAAAGCCGCTTTCGCTTTTGGCTAGGGGTACTTACATAGACGCAAAATATGTGAGAGACTCGCAAGTGATGGCTCTTTTCGGTAGCAAGAAAGTAAGCGCAACCCCCGCGTTTGCGTCCGCGCCGATACAGGCTGCAGCAGGTTCTGCCGCACAGGTGGGTCAGTTCTATACGTACTCCGTCGGGGCGTCGCAAGAACTGGCCCTCTCTGTTCCCACTGTTGCCCGCTCGATACAAATGATCGCGTCCATGGTCGGCTGCTTAGAACTAAAGCATTACACCACGCAATGGACTGGCGAAGAGTATGAAGAGATCTATTTGGAGAACGAGTCGTGGATGGATCAGCCCGATCCCAAAGTCACGCGCAACTTCATTTTCTCCCAGCTCGTCACCGATCTCATGCTTCACGGTCGCGGATTCTGGTACATCACCAGCCGATCCACTGCCACAGGACGCCCGCTTTCGTTCCAATGGTTACCCGCCGCAATGGTCACGACCATGGATCAGGCTGGCCCGCAATGGTTCGGCCCGTCCGACCAAGTTGAATTTAACGGTTACCCATTAGCAACCGATGACGTCGTGCAATTCTTGGCACCGACTCAAGGTCTGCTGTACACAGGCAACCGGGCAATCATGACGGCCTTAAAACTTCAGCAATCCGCTGATCGTTTTGCTGTCAACGAGATTGCCGCTGGTTGGTTGCAACAGACCGACGCATCCGAACCAATGTCTGCCGAGGATCTTTCAGAACTTGCAGCTGCTTGGCGTAACGCCCGTCAGGTTGGGGCCATTGGCGCCCTTAACAGCGTGGTCACATTTAAGGAATTTTCCAGCGACCCAAATTCGTTGCAATTAATCGAAGGCCGCCAGTTTCAAGCATTAGAACTGTCTCGGGCCACTGGAATACCTGCTTATTTGCTCGGTATTGGCGTTCAGGGTTACACATACCAGAACGCGCAACAAGCACGCCAAGATCTTTACTTGTTTGGCACCAAACAATATTTGGACGCCATTGAGCAAACTCTGTCAATGAACCAACTTTTACCGCGTGGACGCTACGTTAAATTTGATGTTTCCGATTATGTTTACGAAAACGATTTAGGGAATGTTGAGCGCGAACCCGCTTTTGATTCAGGAAACCGCGAGGAAGAATATTCATGATTAGATTGACCGCTCAACAGATCACGCTGGACGCGTCCGCTGATGGTGAACCATCACGCCAGATCACTGGCCTTGCAGTCCCGTGGAATGTCAAGGCCCAATTGAGTGGTGGCGAGAGTGTGGTCTTCCTTGAGGGCTCACTTCCCGAGGACGGCCCAATGCCAAAACTTTTGGAATACCACGACGACACGCGCGTCATTGGTCGAGTCACCGAAAGAGTGTCCACTAGCGAAGGCATGATGTTTGTAGCAAAACTCAGCGCAACCCGCGCCGCCGATGACGCTCTTGCACTGCTAGCCGACGGCGCTTTAGACAGCGTTTCGGTCGGAGCAATCCCCACCAAGTTCAAGCGCCTGTCAGACGGGACCCTAGAGGTCTCTCAAGCCCGATTCGTAGAACTGTCGCTTGTCACTGTGCCAGCCTACGAATCAGCACAGGTCTACTCAGTCGCCGCCTCATCACCCGATGAAAGCGAACCCGACGAAACCGAAACCCCAACAGAAACAACCCCAACACCATCCGAGGAGGATGAAATGTCAGAACCCACAACCGTTGAAGCCGCTGTTGCGACTCAACCCATCTACGCAACCGCTGTCAAGCGTGACGCAAAACTGCCGACCGCTGTTGAATACTTGAGTGCTGCCATTGCTGGCGGAACTGCTTGGGAACGTATGCACGAAGCACTTCGCGCCGCAGCTCCCGACGTTGTCACCACCGACACACCCGGCGTGCTCCCAACCCCAATCCTTGGACCTGTCTACAACAACTTCATTGGCCGTCGCCCAGTTGTTGATGCAATCGGTGCCAAGTCCATGCCCGGTGGAGGCAAGGTCTTCATTCGCCCTGAGGTCACGACCCATGTGAGCATAGGTGCAAGCCTTGCCGAAATGAGCAACCAGTCAGGCACTTTCGTGGTGAGTTCAAACCAAGTTACAAAACAAATTTTCGGTGGCTTTGTGAATGTGTCCGAAGCCGATCTGGATTGGAGCGATCCCGCGATCTTGTCTTTGTTGCTTGACGACATGGGCCGAATCTACGCAAACGCCACGGACAATTACGCAGCCGACACTTTGGTTGCAGGCGCGACAACCACGCAAGCGTTCGCTGTTGCCGACACTGGCAAGCCTGAAGTTTGGACTGCTGAAATTGCTCAAGCTGCAGCAACCATCCTCACTTCGTCAAATGGCAACTTGCCGACTCACTTGTTTGTGGCTCCCGGAATTTGGCAGGATTTAATCGCTTTATCGGATGACGCGAACCGTCCGTTGTTTCCACAGATTGGCCCAATGAACGCTTTCGGCAGTCTTGCACCCGGTCAAGTAAACGGTAACGCTTTCGGTCTGCAAGTTGTAGTTGACCGCAACTTTGCAAGCGCAACTTGTATCGTCGGCGATGCTTCTGGTTACGAACTGTTTGAACAGCAAAAGGGCGCAATCTCGTTGGACAACCCGTCCACCTTGAGCCGCACCATTGCGTTCCGTGGCTACTTCGCCGCCTTAATGATTGATCCAAGCAAGTTCGTCAAGTTCACGTTCGCCTGATCCGACTGACTAAGTAGAGAGACTGCACCATGGCCACATTTAGCGTGACGCACCACCAGCGTCTAGACGATGTTGCTGTGGTGCAGACCCTTGAAACAACCGACATAACAGTCGGCCAGACAATCACACTGACAGGACTCGGTCACGGTCTCAACGGCACGCACATTGTTATCGCTGTACCGGTCAACTTGTTTGCAGGCGTTAACGAAGCAGGCGACCTGCTTTACAACGAAAACGAAATCATTGTTAACCAGTTGATGTTTCAAGATGTTGGCGACGATCTAGAACGATCAGCTGCCGATCCGTTTGGAACTTTGACATGGAATTTGAGTTGCACATGGTTGTCATCAACTGCGCCAGTAATTGAGTTTCTTGGGATCTCGTCGGCCACGGCAAATGACACCGCGTTCCTAACCACTTGTGTTGCAGCTGCAAACGCTTGGTGTTTCAGGCGTCGCGTGCAGGCTGGTTACCACGACAGTCTCACGACCGTCCCTGACAGTTCAGTGCTGTTAGGAACCACGCTTTACGCCGCAGGGCTCTACCGTGAACGCGGGACCACTGGAGACAGTTACGCGTCATTTGGTGACATGACAGGACCACCGCTTATGACCTTGGGTCGAGTCAACCAGTTGCTCGGCATTAAACGATCGCAGTGTGCATGAAATGGCAGGCATCTTCACGGACACGATCAACACGGTGTCGGCTTCGCTTACAGCCCTTGGGCTTAAGCCTGTTACCGATCCGCGCAACGCACGACCGCTCACTGTGTTTGTCGAGTTACCGACGTTCACTTGTTTCAACAACCAAGTCGCCGATATCACAGTTGATCTCCGAATCCTTGGCGCGCCACCCGGCAATAGCGATTCGGCGAACTACATTCTTGAAGTCTGCGACACCATTATGAACAGTTCTATTGCCGTTTTGAGTGGCTCACCGTCGCTCGCTCAGATCGGTTCACAAGAACTACCCGCATACGACCTAACTATCAGAATCGCTTCCAAGCGCATCCCATAAAGGAAAAACCATGCCCACTACAAAAACCGTTTACTTGTCTAACCCAACTGTCCTTATTTCAACGGTGGACGTCACCCAAAACACTTCAGCTGCCAGCCTAGAAATCGGCTATGACGCTTTGGAATCTACGACCTTCGGAGATACCGGGCACCGCTTCGTGTCGGGCCTCCAAATGGTGAACGTCACCTTGACAATGTTTAACAACTACGGCGCAGGCGAAGTCGAAGCCACTCTGTTTGATGTTGTCGGAGACGGCACCACCACACTGGTCATCTCACCAGCAGGCTCAACCGAATCCGCGTCTAACCCTGAGTACACAATCAGCAATGCAATGATGTCATCGTTCACCCCAATCGTCACAACCGTCGGAGAACTGAGCCAAGTCTCAGTGACCTTCACTGGTGGCACTTGGGTCCGCGATATCGTCAGCCCGTAATTAACAACTAACAAAAGGACCCCGACATGATTGGCATGACATTAAAAGTAGAAATGGCTGACGGTGAAACATTCGAAGCACCGATCACCTACGGAGTTGCGTGCAGGTGGGAAGATCATCACCCCACGCTCTCCGTGGGCCGTTTCTTAGAGGACATGAAGTTCAAGCCTCTCGCATGGTTGGCTTGGGATGCGTTACGAACCAAAAAGATTGTGGTGCCGTTGTTTAGCACTTGGGTTGAAAACGTCATGGATATCACGTTTGTCCCAAAAGCCAAACAGGGCCCGCAGGAAGAGCCACAAACCTGATCGCGCAGCTCGCTGTTCGTACAGGCATCAGTCCGTTGGATCTGATGGAAACTCCAGCCCAGATCATTGATGAGATGGTCAGGCTGATTATTGAGCAGAACGAGAGCAAGCGATGACAATTCAGGTAAAAGGTGTGGGCGAAACGCTAAGGGAACTTGGCAAAATCAACCCTGCTTTGAAGCGTGAATTGAACAAAGATATTCGCAACATTTTGAAGCCGTTGCTTGCTGAAATTAACCAGTCGATACCGTCGTCGCCTCCGCTGTCTGGTATGGCTCATAACGGTCGTACCGGGTGGAGTAAGCGCAAGAACTCGGTAATCAAGATTGACACGCGTAAGCCCCGCAGGAACCTCAACGAGCCCCGTATGAGTGTCCCTGTCAACATTGTCCGAATTACAACTAAGGGCGCGCCTGTGGCGATTGTAGACATGGCTGGTAAAGGCGGAGGCACAGTGTCTAAGCGTGAACCGAAATATCAGCGTCCTATGTTTGCCAGTTTGTTACCCGGTGAACCGTCGCGTTTCATGTGGGCTAAAGCAGCCGACTCGTTGTCTATGATTGAACGAGAAATGGACTCCACGATCAAGGCCGTGGTGTTCAAAGCAAACCGAGAGATGGCAAGGATTCGCTAATGGCAATCAACATTCCGATCATCACCAGCCTTGAAGATACGGGCATCAAAAACGCTAAAGCCGCTTTTGGTGATTTCAAGACTGCTGTCAGTAACGCCGAAGGCGGTATGGGCAAATTTAAGGCTGGCTCAAAAGTCGCGTTAGATGCTGTCAAAGCCAACGCTGCCAATTTCGCTTTGGCAGCAGGAGCTGCAATTGGAACATTTGCAGTCAAGGCAATCGGAGCATTTCAAGACCTTGCACTTTCTGCGGGCAAGTTCAGTGACGCAACCGGGCTGAGCGTTGAAGAAGCCTCCAAGTTTATTGAAGTTGCTGGCGACATCGGTATCGAAGCAGGGACAGTTGAAACTGCTATTGGCAAAATGAACAAAACTTTGGGCACCAGCCCCAAACTTTTTGACGAACTAGGCATTGAAATAGCAAGAACTGAAACAGGCGCAACAGACGTCAACAAAACTTTCCTTAATGTTGTTGAACGCTTAAAAGGAATTAAAGACCCAGCCGAAAAAGCCAGAGTTGCTTCACAACTTCTCGGCAAGGGCTGGCAACAAATGGCCGAACTTATTGAGATGGGTGCCGACGATCTCAAAGCGTCTTTAGATGGTGTTTCAGAACAAAAAATTATTGACGATAAAGAACTTAAACAAGCACGCGATTTCCGTGACTCAATGGACCAACTTAACGACAAAATTGGTGACGTCACTCTCGCTGTTGGCGAGTTCTTATTACCCGTCGTGCAAAACCTGCTTGACAAAGCCGTCGCCCTGTCAAAAGTTGAGTTGCCCGGCTGGATGAAATCACTTTCTCAAGCTGCTGAACTCACAGCCAAAACTTTTGTCATGGGTCCTGTTGATGCTATGAAATCAATGAGCGGGGCCACAGAAGACGCTGGTGATCAGTTAGGCACTTATGCTCGCCGTCAAACCGATGTTCGTTCTGACATGAATGCACTTACTGAGGCCATTGAAGATCAAGAAGACGGAATAGCGGAATTGACTGCCGAATGGAAAACTTTACTTGGCACACTTGACACTCGCGAAGCGTTTGACAACCTACAAGAATCACTTGACGCCGTTTTTATTGCAGGGGTTGAAGCGTTTGGTGGCAGTGCTGAAGAAGTCAGAAAGTTTAATGCCGCACAAAAAGACGCGATTGAGCAAATAGCAAATCTTGCTATTGCGATGGATCTTACTTTTGGTGAGCAAAACAAACTTAAGATTTTTGTTGACAGTGGCGATCTGATAGCAGCTGCTGCTTACCTAAACAAACTTCAAACTGGTTACGGTGTTGACCTCGGTTTTGGTGTTGGCTTTGTTGGTGCTCGTGCTATGGGCGGTCCCGTGGCTGGTGGCTCGACTTATCTTGTGGGTGAACGCGGTCCTGAACTGTTCACACCGGGTACGTCTGGAATGATCACACCAAACCATGCGCTCGGCGGTGGCGGTGGCGGTATCACTGTCAATGTCAACGGTGGCGACCCTAACGCAATTGTTAGAGCGTTGCAGCAGTATGCCCGTCAAGTGGGGCCTGTCCCTATTAACACTCGAGCGATGTAATGGCAAAAACTGTTTGGGCGTTAAAAAACGAAACGACTGCCACAACTTTTACGAGCATCGTTCAAGGTTTTGATGTGATGGTTGGTCGCCGAAACTATTTAGATGATTACGACGGGCAAATCTTGTCTATTCAAATTATCAACGATTCAGACCAAATTAGCGGCTTCACTTTGAACGACGAAATCAGTTTAAAGTCAGGAAGTTTTTTCAATCAGATTTTTTTTGTGCAAGGTGTGTCGTTTCACGATTCGCCCGGCAACACAGGTTTATCAACGGCGACTATCGAATGTTCGGACTGGTTGGGCCGTGCTGGCAGAGTTCAGGCAAACAATCTTTCGTTAACGGTAGGCGCTTCCGGTACACAACTTCAAGCGTTTGAATCTACGTCTGGTGGCCCGTTACCTGCTTCTATGACTGTTTTACCTTTTGCTGGTTTTGGTGACAGTGATTGCAGTGCTGCAACCTATTCGGGAAGTGTGGCAACTCGAGTCCAATTAAACCTTACAACTGAAAAAGGTTTAATGTTTTACGACGGAACAATTTTAAAACCCATGGCTAGATCATCGGTTGATAATTGGACTGCACCATACAATTTTTCTTACGAGACACCTGCAACAAACATTGTTTACCAGACGTTTGAACGAATGCAAAACGGTTTGAACATGATGAACTTTGTGCAAGTCAGCCCGGAAGGGTTAACGACACAAACAGCACAAGAAACAACATCGCTCACAACATACGGGCAAAACGGTTATTCGTTGTCAACAGTTGATTTCTCTAACAGCCAAGGTCTTGACCTTGCGTCATGGCTTGCCAACACTCAATCGGACCCAACAGATTTGCGTTACACAATCGGCTTTTCTGATGCATCCCAAGACGCAACAAATTTAGGTTTATTTGTCGCCAACATTTCAGGCCCTTTTGGATATTTGCGGACAAGCAACATCAGTTACCAAATACAGAAAAGGACTGGCGCACCGATTTCGCCACAAAGTGAAGCAGTCGTCATGGAAGGTGTTCAAATCACAGCAACACCGAACGAAACATTGTTTCAAGTATTTTTTAGTCCGTTAACGTTGTACCAGTTTTTTATTCTTAACTCATCAACTGTCGGTATTTTGAATACCAGCCGTCTCGGCTGGTAAAGGAGAAACTATGCCCAATCCAAACACACAGTTTTCTAGTGGTGCTGTATATACAGCAGATCAAGCAAACCGTTTTCCTCGTGGAATTATGGCTTATGCCACTTCGACCAGTTCACAAAACTTGTCAACAACGCCAACGATCGCCACTGGCATGAGTGTTACTTTTACTGCGGAAACAGGCAGATTATATAAAGTGACATACCTTGAGCCTGAAGTTCAAACCCCCACAGTAGCCGCAGGTGATTCGCTTATTTCTATTAAATTGACTGACGCAACAACCACTGCTTTATCGGCCAGCGTTCTTGTAACACCATCAGCAGCAAAAACCGAAAACCAAATGACAACAATGACCATAGAAAGTTTCGGTTCGGCTGGCAGCAAAACTTTTGTTGGAGTTGCTTCAACTTCCAGCACGACAGGTACACCACAATTACAAAGAAGCTCAACCCGTCAAGCAATTCTTATCGTTGAGGACATCGGGCCGACCTGATGAAAACGCTTGCCGTCGTCGCAGCTCTCGCTATCGCACTCATGCTGGTCATTACCAGTTGTAGCGATCGCACTCGAAACACCTGCGTCGAGCAACCCACAGCCCCACGATGTGACACGTCAACAGGAGCCACCACCCCGTGAAGAAATACACCAACTCTGAGATCAAAGCCCGCCTAGTACTTATGGTCGGCGCAGCACTGTCGCTCACTTTCATCATGTCCATTGGCATGATCTTGTACTCGCTCGCGTTTGTCGTACAGCCCCTCGAAGTGTCACCGAACGACTCAAAAGCATGGGAAGTGCTATCCAGCGTCCTACTTGTACTCGCTGGAGCATTAACAGGCCTACTCGCCAGTAACGGACTTAAAGACAAAGACAAGGACAAACAAGATGACTAACTACCCGGTACTACCAATCATCATGCCGACCGACCTAGAAGGTCAAAAGAACGGCGAAATCAAACCAGCCTTACTACGCGACATCAAAGCCCCAAACGGCAAACTACACAGCCTCGCGGCCACCGCATGGAACGCGCTACAACTCGCCGCTTACTTTGACGGAATAGAACTAAAGCACGTCGGCGCATACCGCCCACTAGCCCAACAGGTGGCCCTGTTTAATCAACGGTACGAAGCCAAACCCAACTTCCGCAAACCCCAAGTGACCCGCAAATACAACGGTCAAGTTTGGTGGCTGAAACAAGGTTTCGCCCCAGCAGGCACCCCTTCTACCAGTAATCACGGCTGGGGACTTGCGATAGATGTCGCGTCCGCTTCAGGCAAACGACTCGAATGGTTACTAGGCGACGGATTCTCCACCAGCAACGCCTTAAAGTTTGGGTTCTCATGGGAAGTCAAAAACGGTGCTAACGCCGAAGCGTGGCATATTCGCTACGTCTGCGGAGACAACCTCCCACAAGCCGTCCTAGATGCCATAGCGGCTTTTCCTACACTCGACGCGCGGTGACTTGACATTCGGTCCGGGAGTCGGTCTAATGACTGACAACCAAGTGCGTCCCGTGATAACGGGACCCCGACCGCAGGAGGAAGCAATGCAACCATCCCTTTTTGACGTTCTCGTGAAAACACCCGAGATGATCAAATACGAAGCCTTCAAAGAGGCAAACCCGTGGGTCATGCCCGCACTACTGCAGATGGTCTACAAGCTGCACATCCAAGGGCACACCCATTACGGGATAGCGGCCCTTGTAGAAGTCTTGCGTTATCAGCACGCAACGACCAACGACCCCACTAGCGAATTCAAATTTAACAACAACTATCGCGCTTTTATGGCCCGTGAAATTATGCAAGAAAACCCAATATTTGAAGGCTTTTTCAGCACCCGCAAATCAGTTGCGGACCTATCAGAGGACTACTAAATGAACCTTAAACGATTAGCACTTTTAGCATTAGGCACCTACGGACTGTGCGCCTTGTGGGCGATTACTGGCGTGGATTCCACCACAGTGACCCTTGAGGCTCCGTCTGTGCCCTCCACGGTCACGCTCGGGATGTTGACACCCGAACAACTTGAGGACCGCGCAGAGGAACTCACAGCAACAACGACGACCAGCACGACCAGCACGACGACTCAGCCCGTAACAACCCTTGCGCCGTTCCACCCGGACACCAAATGCCAAGAATGGTTCCAGACTGCGATCACGGTCGGCTGGCCTAACAACACTGAGACACTTGAGAAACTGGGTCGCCTGCTTTGGAAGGAAGCAAGGTGTCTGAACATTACGCCTTTGTCCAGTGACCCCGAACTGGTGAAATGGTTTAATGGTCATGATTGGGGGATCGCACAAGTGAACGAACCTGTGCATCGTGCCTATGTTGAGCAAGTTTTCAATATGCCTTTTGAAGAATCCATGTCCGACCCGACCCTCAACCTCCGTTTTGCTTTCCTGCTTTACTCAGAACTAGAAGCCAAAGGCAGATGCGGATGGAAACCATGGTCCTTGTGCTAAGTCACTGGAGAGATCACGCAGCTTGTCGAGGTATGCCCATTGACTTGTTCATTCACAGGCTCGGCGAAAAACAGATTGTCAAAAGAATTAAGGAAGCAAAAGCGGTTTGTGCAGGTTGCCCGGTACGACCTGAATGTCTTAACGAAGCAATGCAATATTTAGCCGATCAGGAAGAATGTGCAGGTATTTGGGGCGGTTTAACATTGAACGAACGCAAAGAATTGATCTTTGCCACACCGCTGGTCTATCGTGACGGCAAATACCGACAAATTAGGGAGCCCCGACCGTGAGCAATAGAAGAATTACTATTGATGCTTTAAATGAAGATCCAAAGTTTTTAAATTATTCCCGTTTTTTAGAAATAGAAAAACAATTGGTAAACGCTCAAGAATATGGCGATGCAAAGATAAGACAAGCAATTGCAATTGGAATTGCAAGAAACGCCGAATCTTTAGGATTCACTCTTGAAGATTATTTGATGTGCAAAATTGTGACTAGAAGCACCGGGTGGGTTCATGAATGAGGAACTGGCGGCAATGACCGCAGTTATCACTAAAGCCGACATTGCGATGAAGGCAGCGACTTGGGAGATCGGACGCCTCAGGGATGACGTAGCGATGCTTAGAAAGGCGCTTACCGAATTGGCTTATGTCGCTGAGGAGAACGGTGTCTACTTGTCCAATCTGACCAAAAGCACGCAGGATGTAATCGTGGCTATGCGTCTCGGCGGGTTCAAATGAACTGCAACATTTGTGCCTGTGGCTTCAATTCCGCCGATATTCGTATGCGTACAGAGTTGCGCGGCATCTGTCTCAAATGCGCCGAAGAGTTTGGTTTCAAAGGCATGACCGTTGAAGAAACTGCTCGCTGTGTTGCCATGATTCGAGTGGTCAATAATCTTAGAACCCAAACGCCTGCACAGGCCCGACACTTGAAGG